AGCGCAAGCACGCATTGCGGAAGCACAAGCGACTACTGATCGCTTAAAAATTGAACAAGAAATCATCGAGCTTGGAGGCGTATATGATGGGAAATTGGATGTCACGGTCGGCATTATTGATCGCAAAAAGACCAAAATGTCAGACCGTGGCGACGATTATCACAGCGAGAGGGTACTCGAAAAGATCAAACGAGCCGGGCGCGGTGGTATCACCAAACGGGAACTCACGCGGGCCACACAAGCTATAAACGGGCACGATCGCAACGACATCCTCAAGGCTCTAATGTACTCGGAGAAGGTGGTGAAGGACATGCGACCAGGTAGGACAAAGTGGACCACCGTGTACACATACAACCCAAACTAGCCAGCCAGTTAAAGGTTCAGATCACTAGCCGTCATTCGTGGGAATGACGGCTTTTTTGTGCGACCTAGCGCCGGTCTAATATACGGTGAATACACGTCGTCGGGGTTAAGCGATGTAGTGTTTCTATTCGATTTTCCAGAGAAATACTACAATCCGTGTCTAATCCCAACATAAGCCGGATGCGGTGTATTCGATTTCGTAAGTCTCTCTTATATAGTATATTATATAAAAAAAATAAATATACGTAATATAAACAAGGGGGGTAAAAAGGGGAGGAAAAAACGATATATAGAGAGAGGGGAGGGGGGTGGGTACAGATATACACGTATTCGATTTTCGGGCAAATACCACTGGCCGGCTAAGTCTTGACATTAGGTGTAATATACCTACATTGGCGGGCATGGACATCAACCAACTAGCAACCAACCTGGCACACGCTCGCAGCGAAGAAGCCAAAGCCAAGGCCGCACGCATTGCTGCCGAGAATGCAATTTTGAATCAGTACGATCTGGCCGACCAAGGAAGTCAGACCGTCAAGACCGACAACGGCCTCAAGCTTACTCTCAAGACCGCACTCAACTACAAAGTCGATGCCGGCGTCAGACTACCGGACTGCGTGACCAAGACCACCACCAAGACCGAGCTGGACGTGAAGGCATACGAAGGACTCAGTCAGTCCGATCCGGCACTGTTCGCTGAAGTGGCTCGCCACGTCACCACCACGCCGCGCAAACCATCCGTCACACTCGCAGTCCAGTAAGCGTGAACGAGAGCATCACATTGGTCCTGCCACTGCCGCACTTCTGCCTGTCGCCAAACGCGCGGGCACATTGGACGGTCAAAGCTGGCGTGACCAAAAAGGCGCGGCGCTTGGCCCGTGAAGCAGTCGAAGCCGAGGACGTGTGCACCGCACCGTGGGCCAAGGTCACCGCCACTGAGGCGTTCTTTTACAAGACCAACCGCAACCGTGACGAACGAAACGCAGTGGCGATGCTCAAGGCATACTACGATGGTGTGGTCGATGCCGGGCTGATCATCGACGACAACCACAACGTCTTAACTCATGGCCAGCCAACCTTTCACACCGACAAAGAAAACCCGCGCGTGGAAATCACCATCATCAAATCATGAAAACCTACACAATCCGAGAGCATGATGCGGCTGATCATTTGCATCCTGTCGACCGTATTGAGCCGCAACGCAACGAGCGCAGTGACCTAGCCGACGCGCTCGTGCAGATCGTCTGTTGGACGCTAAAGAATAAGAAGCCGACGCATATCGGCGCGCGCGTGCTCGTACTTTCAAACGCGCTCAACATTGACAGCGCATCCTTCGCGTACATCGGGCGCGAGACTGGACTGACGCGCGAGGCGATTCGACTGATGGCTCGTGAGCTTGAGAACGAATTCGGATTACGACCGTCGAACTCACGCAGCGACGCGACTCGACGCCGATGCCGGAACGCTCGAATGCAGAAAGGTCATAAGCTATGCTAATGCTAGACACGCCCCACATAAGGAGGCTTCCGCAGGCCAATTTCAAGAGGGTAGAGCGCCTCCGTACTTTTTTCAGTCCGTCACGATTTTCGGTTAATGATACTCAATCTCAATAAGCATGGCACGAAAGACACATAAACATTACGCAGAAGAATTTGGCGTGCCCGAGTCAGTGTTTCGCAAATGGTTGCAGATGGGCGCGCCGTATCAAAACGAGCCTAAGATGATAACCTGGCTCAACAACTTGAAGCGCAAATCGCCAGAGGTGAAGGCGTGGCTGAAGCATCGAGGCGTGCAGCCGATCCCGAAAAAGGCAGCCGTCTTGAGCAGCGTCAAAGGTCAGACGGCTGAGGACTTTCGCGATCATTACAGAAAGAAGTTGCAGGAGGCGACGATGGCGAACGATCAAGACCAAGTGAAATTTTGGTCCGACTTGTTCTTGAAGCAGGACGAGTCAATCCGCCGCAGCGAAATCCACGCGGCCAAGCTGGGCATTGATAACGGCACGACGCTGCCACGCGCTGAGGTCGAGCGCATTCTTCGCGCTGTCTTCTATGCGGGCAATGGATCCGTAAATGGCGCGCTGACAACTATCTGCGAACACGTAGCTGGCTTGTCTGATCCCGGCGACGTGTACCACTCGCTAAAGCCTGCGATCGTCGGCGGGCGCTTGTTCAGTGGCTTTGACAAAGTGGCGAACATTCAAGGCGCACCGGCTTTGCCCGATTGGGTCATCGAATGCGTAAAGCTTGAGGCGCAGCAGTATCTTGGGAACAGCGAATCACTTTGGACAAAATGAGCGATCTGTTGAAACTGACGCAGCCCGATCCGGTCGATTGGTGTTCAAATAATATTCAATTAGACTATGGCAAATTTGACCGCGAGCGGCATCCGCTATTGATTGAACCTTTACGTGCTGGCGCAATGATGCGAGGTGGCACCGTAGGTATACTTGGAAGCGTGCAGCACATCAAGACTCTTTGCGCTCAGTTGTTGCAACTATACCGCGCACACACAGCGCCGACTCGCCAGGCGCACTACGATTTGACAAAAGAAAGCCTAAAAGAACTGTCGGACGACAAGTTTCAGCCGCTACTAAAGAACACCAAGGCCGTGATGGATGCGGTGCCTGCTGATCGAAAAAGCCAGACGACGTTTTACACGTCGATGCCGTTCGGGTTTATTCGCTTGGCGTCGGCTGGTATCTTGGCGCATCGAAATTCAAAGACATTTGAGTTCGTAAGTGCTGACGAGTCGTGGGCGTATGACGCATCGTGGCTCAAACAGATTCGCGACCGCACGACGAGCTACACATGGAGCTGGTCGATGTTCCTGCCGACATCGGGGCAGACCGCAGGCAGTGAGCTTGACGACTTGTGGCGCGAATCAACGCAGCGCACATGGCACGTCAAGTGTGACTGCTGCGGCGAGGAGATCCCGTATGAGTGGAACCCTGATGGCGACATCGGCGGGATGAAGTTTGCAAGCGGCGAGGAAGCGCGCACGGCTGATGGCGGAATCAATTATGACAACATCCGCGAGTCGGTCGAATATGAATGCCAGCTTTGTGGCGGGCGTATGCCGTGGAATCCTGCCGACGTACATCGGCGAAACTTGGCTGGCCGTTACATTTCAATGAACCCGGACGGCGACGCGAAGATTGACTTTTATCACTACAACGCGATTGCGCACCATCCGTGGACCGATCTTGCAGTGATGTGGCACCAGGCGATCGCAGCCAAGTCGCGCGGCTCGCTCGACGAGTTGGAGAACATCGTGCGCAAACGATTCTGCCAGCCATGGGACGAGACGAAATACATCGCCGTATCGAATGAAGTTGAAAGCGCGGGCGACTACGAACTTGGCGATCCGTGGCCCGAGGCATCGCACTATTTTTGCACAGTCGACGTGCAGAAGGATCACTATTACATGGTGATTCGCGCGTGGGCACGCAATGCAGAGTCGCGGCTGATCTTCGCCAAGAAGGTGGTCAGTGATATGCACATTGTCGAAGAGTGCGAGCGATGGGGCATCGCGCAGGACGGCATTGATCCCGCGGGCAAGGGCTGCCAAGTATTCGTTGACGGCAACTATAACACGGCCGAGGTGCAACGCATCTGCGCGAAAAACGGATGGATGGTTCTGCGCGGCAACAACTGCAAACCATTCCGGCACGCTGACGGCACCTATAAGATGTATGGCGACATCCAGTACATCGACACATGGCAGGGCACGGACATTCAGAACGGCGCGGTCAAGTACGTTGGCCAGTTTCAATATTCGGTGCCCGAGACTCGTCTGCGCTTGGCAACGCTGCGCGACATGGAGCCGCAAATCTGGACGCACGCGCGAGACATCGGCGTCAACTACATCAATCAAATCAATTCATGGATTCAAGTCGCGAAAGAAGATCCGCGCACCGGTCGCGTGTATTACGATTTCAAACGCGCACGCGGGCGCGCTGATCACTACTATGACGCGGAAAGGATGAACCTTGTCTGCGCTGCAATGGCAGGTTTAATCGGCGTGGACGCGGGAAAAGTTGCACCTGATGGCAGCGAGACTTGACACAGTGCGCTTTTGTAAATGCGCGCTTTTATATTCTCAGTCTGGGTCCATTCGGGCAAAACATCCGTCGCCACGGTCGATGCCTTGGAGACTTTGGCCGCCAAACAGTTCACGGTCGCCGAGCAGGGCGGGCGCCACGTCGTATCTGCGGCAGTGCAGGGCAAGGCGTTTTCTTATGCGATGCCTGAAGGTCAAGGCACTGACGACTTTCTAATCATGGCGCACGATTCGTGGCGCATTGTCAGAATCGGCGGCGCAACGGGCGCACAAATGACCGACGCAGAGCTTGAGGCGTACTTGCAAGACGCAACCGGGCAAGCGACTAATCGCACCGTGGCAAGCTTTGCACAGTACACTAGATAGATATGGCAACTAAACCAATCAAAGCATTTACGAAGCGCGCATTCAACGCTTGGCAAGTATTCAAGCGCGGCGGCAATGATTCTGTGTATCCGACGCCAGCGACGAGCGCGCAGCGAATGAGCCAAGGCGATATGAATGCTGACTTGCTTGAGCTTATGAGCCGGCACAAGTCGCTACTGCTGCGCAGCGATGCGCGATACATTTACACGAGCAACAGCACCGTCAGCGGCGCAGTCAAGCAAAAGGCTGGCAAAGTCTACGGCGAGTCCTGGCGCTTTCAATCGCACAGCGCAGACGATGAGTTTGTGAAAGCGGTTGAAGCTGATATGGAATCAATCGACGGGCTGATTGATATACGCGGACCGCAGTACTCATTCAGGCGCAACGTAAAGATCGAATCCAAGGCGCTCGATGTCGATGGGGACTTTTTTATCCTGCTGACTGAAAACAAGGCAGGCTTCCCACGTCTGCAATACTTGGAGGCGCACCGCATCGGATGCCTGCCATCTGACAACGAAACGCACGTCGAGTCTGGTCCGTACAAAGGGCTGCGCATTGTCAACGGCGTCATCTATAACGAGTTTGCGGCAGAGGTGGCTTACCGCGTCATCACTGAAGACGGCGAAAGCTATCGCGATGTATCTGCGCGTGACATGATACACGTCACCGATCCCGACTGGTTTAGCCAAGGGCGCGGCATCCCGGCAATCGCCTCAGGGATGCTCGATTGGTACGATCTCGCCGAGGTGCGCGACTACGAGAAGATCGGGCAAAAGGTCAACGCGGCGCTGACGTTGAAAGAGACCAACGAAAGCGGCAAGGCTGACATTGGCAACCGCTTGATCAATGGGCAGGGTGGCGCATCGCAAGCGCCGTTTCAATCTGAATTGATGGCGGGCGGCACGATTCGATATTTAAAGAACAGCGCAAGACTTGAGGCGCACGAATCCAATCGACCGAGCGATGGCTTTCTGAAGTTTAGCGACAAGATTGAGGCGGGCGCTTTTCTCGGCATGGAGTGGCGACGTGAAATGCTCGATTCGTCAGCCGTAGGCGGCGCAGGCGTGCGAGCGTTTCAACGTGACATTAACGATTCGATTTGCGATCGCGTCGAGATCATCGCGCGTTACAAAAAGCGCGCTGCGTTGTACATTATCGCCAAGCGCGCGAAGCAGGGAATTTATACGCTGCCAGAGGACTGGTACAAGTGCAGCTTTACCAAGCCGCGCGAGTTCACCGTTGACGACGGGCACAGCCGCAGTGCGGACCGCGACGACTTGCGCGCCGGGCTATCAAGTGAAATCGAGATCCTTACCAAACGCGGACACGATCCGATCGAGTTCATTACTAAGCGCGCCGAGTTCCTGAAGCAGCGCAAGGAAATTGCCGAAGCGTACGACCTCGATGCCGTCGAGCTTGGCACAACTCTCATGCCCGGCGATGTCATCGGGGAAGCCAATCCGGTGAAGATCGAAGAGGCGGCAGCAGACTCTGAAGACAGCGAAACTTGACACAGTAACCCATTACAAATATGAGCATTGAAAATAAATGGTTCGATATGAGCCGCACTCAAAACGCTGAAGGCGAGCAATCGCCAGAGGCTGAAATCTCGATCTACGACCAGATTGGCGGCTTTGGCGTATCAGCCAACGAGTTCATCGACGGTCTGAAATCGCTCGGCGATGTTGAAACAATCAATCTGCGCATCGCATCGGGCGGCGGCTCGATCGTTGAAGGCAATACGATCTTCAACGCACTCAAGCGACACAGCGCCAAGGTGGTCACACATATTGATTCGCTCGCCGCGTCGATGGCGTCCGTCATTGCAATGGCTGGCGACGAGGTGCGCATGGCAGAAAATGCTTTGCTAATGATCCACAACCCGTGGACCGCAAGCATCGGCGGCGCAGAGCAATTGCGTAAAGACGCTGACTTGCTCGACAAAATGGAGGCGAACATTCGCACCAGCTACGCGCGCAGCAACAAGAGTGCCGAAGAACTTGACGAGCTGATGGCTGCGGAGACTTATTTCACGGCAGAAGAAGCACTTGAAGCCGGATTCATTGACGCGATTGACGGCGCAAACTTGGCGGCGGCAAACATCGCCGACATGGAGACGCTGAAGGATTTCGAGAAGTTGCCACAAGCAAAGCTCGATTCGATCAAGATCGACTGCCAGGCAAAGCAAATCGAGAAGCTAGGCGCTAAAGCGATCCTGCTTGAACGTCAACTCGATGAGGCACGCGAGCAAAACACCGCATTTGAGGTGCAGATTGAAGCTGTAAACGAATCTCGCGAAAAGATGATCGAAGATCACGCCGCCGAGATCGTCAAAGCAGAAGAGCAGACCGCCGAGGCAATCGCCGCGAAAGCGTCTGAACTACTCGCCGAGTCTGGCACGCCTGCCGTTGCACTTGAGCCGTCGGTTAATAGCGCAGAGCCAAGCAATCAGAAAATGACAGAGGCAGAGTTTTGGAATCTCTACCGCGCATTTGACGAGCGTGGCGACTACGAAGGCAAGAATAACTTTTACTCCGAACACAAGCACGTGATCGGGCAATAATCACAAATACTATACACTATGGCTAATACAATCGCAGGCGTCAATCTCGCCACTATCGCACAGGAAAGCTTGCAAGGGCTTTCTTCTCTATTCGCTCCACTTGGTGCGCTTACAACTGACTTCTCCAATGACATTCGTGGCACTGGCGAGTCGATCACTACCCGCTACCCGACGAAGCCGAGCGCGGCTGATATGTCTAGCGGCTACAAGACGGCCTCTGCTGACGTTGCAATGACTTCGGCGACTATCAACCTTGATACTCACTACGGCTTTACCTACGGCTTCTCAGACGTCGAGCGCAGCAAGTCTAGCATCAATCTGAATGACTTATTTGTTCAGCCCGCATTGCAGGCACTTGGAGACAAGGTTTTTGGCGATGTCTGGAACCTGATTACCGCGTCCAACTTCGCGACATCGCAAACAATTACCGCAGCCAACTTTGACCGCGACGACTTGATTGACCTTGGCGCATCGCTGACCGCTGACAAGGGCGCACCGCAGAGCGGTCGTGCATTCTTCACCAATCCGACCTACTACGGCTCGATTCTGAAGACTTTGAACGACGCAGAGATGCCCGGCATCACTGTTCAGAAAACCGAAGGCATCGCGCCACGCGTCAACAAGTTTGACATCTTCGAGACAGACCAAGCAGATGCAAACGGCGAGAACTTGGCTGGCTTTGCCTTCCAACGCAACGCACTTCTCATGGCTGGTCGTACTGTTGACGCTGAGATGGCCCGCAACGCTGGCATCGAAGTCGAGACCGTCGTGATCCCTGGTCTTGGCTTGCCGGTTCAGTTCCGCCGCTGGTACGACTCCGAGGGCGTGCTGTATTACAACGTAAATCTTCTTTACGGAGTTGCAAAGGGCGTCGATTACGGTGTCCGCGTAACAAGCGCCTAAGTTTTAACCTGAGCGCCTCGATACGTCGGGGCGCTCTTTCTTTTTATAACTATGTTTAAAGCATCTGTAACAATCCACAAAGCGCCATCGGGCGCTATTAAAGTACTTGCTTGCAGCGAAGACGCCGACGGTGTTGTCGAGGCATACGACGGCTGTAAAGACGCAGGAGAGGTTCAACTCATTGTGCGCGGTCGCTTGCAAAAGCAGAAGAAAGTTGTCGGCGTAAAACCGAAAAGCAAACCAACAAAAAAAGCGGTCAAATAAGATAACCGACACGCGGCCCGCACCAATTCGGGCGGGTCGCACTTTTTTAAATTTATGAGCCTTGAAGACGAAATCAGAGCGGGATTCGCTGCGGCAAATTCATTCGCGGGCGAGCCTTTCACGATGTCGAATCATACCGGCATTTTCCGCGGCGTTTTTCGGGGCGACACAGCTCCGACGTCATTTGATTTGCAAGGCTACGACGTGAAAACAACAAACGCACTGACAATCAGCAAGCGACTCTTTACGGCAAACAATCCGCCAATCGTTAATGAGCGCG